AATTAGATAATTCTTACATTCCGAACTTAAAAAAAGGCACTGACACTAGCACGGGTCAAAATGTAGGCATGTTAACGCGAGTTGACCCAATAATTTCTCTGTATAGAAGTGAAGCAAAATATAATTATCCAATTTATGGTTCTAATTGTGGATATACCGGCACTGGTTCAACGGGTGTAAGTAAACATTATATAACTGAGTTTAAATTCAATGATATGGATGTTGCTCTAATTTCTGCGCATTTAATCGCAATACCAACTGACCCTGCGAGATGTGCACAGAGAGAAGGCCAAGCAACTGTGTTGCAATCAATTATTACTAGTTATATTTCACGGGATTATGAAATAATTATGATGGGTGATTTTAATGATTTTGATGGCGCAGTGTTAGATGTAAATAGTAATAAACCAACCTCTCAAGTTCTAAATATTTTAAAGGGTAGCTTTGGCGAGTATGCTGGAAAATATCAATTAGTTAGCATTGCGGAAAATGTCGCGCAAAGAGAGCGCTATAGTGATTGGTATGACTCTGATAATAATTGCAACACACAATCTAGCAAAGATTATTCAATGATTGACCACATTTTAGTCACTGAAGCAATACAACACAATGTGGTTAATGCGTTCTTTTATCACGGATACACAGAATATTGTGGTAAATATAACTCTGACCATTATCCGGTAGTAATTGATTTAGTAACATATTAAAAACAACTCTAAACCGGTTCGCCGATTTTGATAAACATGGTTTTGCCCTTCTTTTCAGCAAGATGGCCTACTAAAATTGGTGCAATGCCTAACTTGGGTGTCTCCAGTTTTTGGTTCTCTAGTGTTGCAATGTAGCTGGCATAGTCGTAAATTTCGTTTGAGCCAAATTTTTGAACATATTTTGTACCATTGATACCAACTATGCGAGACCTCCATAAAGTTTGCGTTTGCCCCAGCTGCTGTTTTGCGGCCACATTGGTTTGTTCGCTATGCGCAATGTCGGCGTCGTGTTCAATGTTGGGATAATAGGTGACTTCTTTATCGTTTGGATTGCCGAAATTAATGCATTGAATATTCTCCTTGGAATTGCCCTTTACATGGATGGCGCAATCGATGGACGTCTCTTTGATGGACCGAACAATTAGGTCGCTGATGCTTTTCTTGTGCATGCTGATTTCATATAGTGTTTGCTCGGTAGTGAACACCACACGTGCATCCATCCGGCTCACATCATTCAGCTTTAATGATCTAGACGCTCTCGTGAGTTGCGACTCTGAAAACTTCATCAAATACAGGAATACTTCCACGGTCTGTAGTTCCAAAGGAAGACCTTGATGACTGCAGATACGGCGTGCGCGCCCGATGACCTGCTCTGCGCGCACGGGGTTCCAGTAAGGTTCCATGATATGCACATGTCGGGTGTTGCGCAAGTTGATACCTTCGGACCCGGATGCGGTAATCATGAATACTTTGATGATTTCGCCGAGGTTGTTGTTGCGATTTTTTTGGCGCAGTACGCTCGCGATGGTGTCGGGTACTTTATCCCAGTCGCCGTTGTAGATGTTGCGAATAATTTCTTTCTCCTCGGTGTCTTCTGTCCCGGTATACAATGCGTAATGTTCTTTCGACCAATCTTCGTCGGTCATATCAATGGACCAGGTGAGCGACTGGCGTTTGATTTTGAACCGCGCGAACCCGTTGGCTTCCAATGCAATCGCAAAGATGCCGATCCCTTCTAGCGTGCGGAACTGGCTGTATACGAGGTGAAGTCCGAGTTTATCCGGGTCATTAATGGTTTCAATCATGCGTAAAAATTTGGGGCTGTACATTTGTAGGCCGTTTAAAGAGAGGTAGAGGTCTTTACGTTCGCGCAATGTGTTTAAGGCGCGTTCCACGCTTTCTTCGTATTCTCTGCGGACGGATTTTTCAAGAAGCAACATATTTGCGTCGTTGTCTTCGTCGTCATCATTCTCCATGTCGTCTTCATTGTTGAACTGTTGTTGCGCGATTTTTTCAAAAAATGCGGTATATGCGTCTTCAGCGCCAGCGCCAGCGCCAGCGCCAGCACCGGGTTCTCTCGCCGCGGCTCCTTCCTTTGCGCCTCCTAGCTGTTCTCCAAGCTCTGCGACATCTTTCTCCAATGCCTTTACGTCATCTTCTACATTATCTACAATACGTAATTTTCTTGTTTTAGACTTGGGTTTTTGGATAGCGCTCTCTTTAATTGAAGGAGGTGTCGGCGATTTCTTTTTGGTTTTTCTTGATGCCACTGTTGCCTTCGCATCCGCTTTAGCTGCGGCTTTCTCTTGTGCTTTCTCCTCCTTTTCTACAGCTTTCGCTGCAGCTTTTTCTTCCTTTGCTTGTGCTACTGCTGCAGCTTTTTCTTGTTTGGCCTGAGCTGCTGCGGCTGCTTTTGCTTCTTTTGCTAAGGCTTTATCTTCTTTATCTAATACATTTGCCCGAGTAGGCGCTTTTTTTGCTTGTGCGGCAGGTTCTTCCTCTAAATCATCTAAAGCCGCCTCAGCTTGAGCCTGAGCCGCCGCATTACCCTTTGGCGCAAATATTTTTGCCCCAATTACAGCTCGTATTACTCCAGGGAGTGGTCTACCAGGAGGCGTTGGCATTGCAAAATTGCACGTCATTCTTGAGAATATTTTAAAAGTGCTGGATTGGATAATTTTATCGTCGGCATGTTTCTTTTTGACGAGCGATTTAATGGATTTTTCTTCTTTTTCGCGCTCTTTTTCGCGCACATTTTCGTATACGTCAAACTGGTAATCGCTCATCTCCACATACACTGGTTCAAATTTGTCATTGTATCGTGGCATCAGCTCTTCTTGTGCGCTTCTAAAGTATGATGTTAATCCAATAATGCGTCGACTGAATTTATCCATTTTATGCACGTCAATTTCAAAGTTTGCGTCCATAAAGGTTTCTGCGAACTCGTATGATTTATCTGGCAGCGCTTTATGATACGACACCTTAACATCGTGCAAGTTAAATTCTACATTATGTCGTTTCAATGTGCGTTGAATATCTTCAATGAATTGTGTGTCGGTGACTTGGCCGGGAACAATAATTCCTTGTCTGGACCCAACGGGTATGGGCGTGTTATTTACGCCGCCGTAATCGCCGTTTTCATAGATGGTGTTAGAAAAACCAAACGGGTTGCGCGTGATAACGAGTTGTTTTTCTTTGGTGCCTTTGCGGGTGGTATAATCAATCGTGTCTAAAATGCGTTCATCGGTGAAGATGCGTTGAAGTGTGTCTTGATTGATGGGTCGGTCGGTTTCAATGCGAATAGGCATGGAGAAGGTTTTGATGTATCCGCGCAAGATGTTGTATAAGATGGCGATTTCATTGGGGTAGTTGATAATGGGTGTGCCGGTGAGTAGGACGATTTTGGCATTTTTGGCGTTAAGTAAGTAATCGTATAAAGAGATGGATGTATATTTATATCTTGGTTTGGGTTCGCTTTCATTGCGCGTTTTTGCGCCGGCGGCTTTAGACGACGGTTTATGGAAGAGGAAGTGCTCTGGAGTAGGTTCGCTGACATTGACGCCTTGCGCGTTCTCTTTGTTGGCATACATCATGTTGAGTTTTGTGACAATCCGGCTGATGAAATTATGCGCTTCATCAATGATGACGACTTTGTTATCAAACATGTTATGCGTATGGTTTTTAGTGAGCGCTTCAACGATGCGCCGGTTAAGGCCGTTATAGTTGATGAATTGGTATTTTTGTGATATCATGAGGTTGATTTGCGCGTTGAGCGATTTCTGTTGATTGTTGGAGAGGGTTTCAAAATTGCTGGGTTTGGATGCGTTCACGAGCCATGCGCCGCCATTGGTGCGTATATTTTCAAGCGGCAAGGTGAGAACTTTATGTAGCGTGTGTTCAACGTCGGGTTGTCCGGCGGTAGGGACCCATTCCCAGAATTGTTGTCGCCGGTATAGGTAGTCACCGCATTTTTTGAGTTCTTCCATATAATTGGTGCGTAAAGAGGCGGGGGTCATAACGATGACATCGCGCATGGTTTTCATGCCTTCGGCGATGGCGATGGATGTGCATGTTTTGCCGGATCCGAGACCATGGAATAAAAGGAGACCTCTATAAGGGGTGTACAAGTTCAAATAATCGCGAACCAGCTTTTGATGGGTGAGTAGGTCAAAGTCGCCGCTGCTTTTGCCGATATTTTCGCAGGTGATGTTGCTGGTGTCGTCTAAAAGTGCGATTTTGTATGGGTTAAACAGTTTATTGATGAAATTTACAAAAACCTCGCGGTTGTTCATGTAATAGTTGGAAACTCGAAGGTTGATGGGCGGTCTATCGGGTTTTAGGCGTTTGCGTAAGGTAGCATTGCCGATTTTCATCGATGGATCAAACTCAAAGTCGTCGCGGTCTACAGTTGCAACCGGTTTTTGTTTAAGTGCGCGTTTTTTGGAGGGCACCAATTCATCGGCGGCTGCATTAGCGCCAGGTTCTTTAGCGTCAGGTTCTTTAGCGCCAGGTTCTTTAGCGCCAGGTTCTTTAGCGTCAGGTTCTTTAGCGCCTGTTGCTGCACCGGGTTCTACAGTAGGTCTAAGGTCGGTTTCTTTCTCGGCTTCTGGTATGATGGATAATTTTTTGGGTAGTTTCACGGCTTTAGGGGCGGCAACAACGACGGGAGGAGGTTCTATAGGAGAGGGTGGAGGTTTGCTCATATCAATAGGTAAAACTTTAGAGATGTTATTACGTAGAAATAGTGTTTGAAGTTGGTCGCGGTCCACGGTGTCTTGATTTTCGGCGCGGGTGTCTACAATTTTAACGGACAACGCTTTTTCTGCATCTGGATTTGGATTAGAAGCCAATTTGGATGCGATATTTTGAGGGGGTAGTTTTACATTGACGGTTTTTTTGGGTAGGGCGACAGGTTTATTGTCTAACAAATCCAAATAATTCATTGCTATATATTTTCAATATATAAAACTGTAAAAATAAACACTAATCATAGAACCAAGCAAAATAAAGCATTTGATAAAAAGCATTTGACAGAAAAAGTATTTGATAAAAAAGCATTTGAATAATGAATAAATCATAAATAAATAATAATTATGATTAATGTGTAAGACTGAGATGTTGCTTATGGTTTGATGTTGTCGTATTTTTTGAGAACAACGAGCGTTTCTTCGCACGCGATTTGCTCGGCCTTCTTCTTGATTTTATGTTTGCCCTCGCCTAAAAACAGCAATATCTTACCATGTGTCTGTACATGTTCTTGCACAGCGGCGAATGTTTTCAGCACATTGATGTGAATAGAGTGCGAGTGGTTCACGCTATGAATGGCTTGTCCTAAACACAAATATACGCCCATATGGTATCCATCTTCATTGTCGTGGTTTATTTCTAAATAATCGGGTGTTACTTTGAATTCTTTTTGAATGGCTACTTGCAGCTGATTTTTGTAATTGTCGTTGTTCATTACGAGAGCAATGCGGTCTACGTGTTTTTCAAATATGTTTTCAAGAAATTTTTGAGCGAATTGCCAGCCGGGACCGGTGATAAAGATATTTTCAAACCATTTCTCTTCATCCTGTACATTAATTTTGTTGTAGTCTAAAAAAATGGCACCGACAAAGGCTTCAAACAGGCAGCCGAGTTTCTTGATATTATTGCGCAGGCCTTTTTCCTCTGCGTTGCGCGACATGACAATCCACTTGTGCATGCCCATTTCCATGACGATTTTGCCGATGGCTTCATTCTTTACCATGGCGATTTTTTTGTCGGTCATGAAGCCTTCGTCTTCTTTAGGAAAGTTGCGATAGAGGAAGTATTTTGCGCCCAATTCAAGGACGCCGTCGCCTAAAAATTCAAGCCGTTCGTTGGACTTGGTGCTTAGAGGGAGGCAGTTGTCGGGTTTTGGTACGATGGTGATGTTTTGCGCGGCATTTTCGTATTGGGGGCGTTTCGTGTAGGACCGGTGAACGAAGGCGCGGCGATAGAGTTCAAAGTTGTTGACGATAGGTGGGAGGCCATATTTAGAAAGAATGCATTGAACGTCGCTCAATGAAATCTGTACATTAAGGGGGTTATATGGGTTCCATAAAAGTCCATCGCCGCATTTGATGATGTCGTCGTCGTGTAATAATTTGTAGTCGCTCATTAATAATTTTATAACTGCGTTAATATTAATAAATAGCGTGATGTCTTTAAGTCGTTTGCAAATAATATATATTTATATTTAGATAATTCAAATAATTCAAATAATTCGCCGATATTTAAAAATATAATATTTTTAGATTATATAATATGGTTTTAATGACTGGTCGAGCAAGAAATAATGCTAAGATAATTGGTAGAACAAATGTGTGCGGTGGAATGAAAAAGGCGGGGATGGCAAATATTTCTGGGTTCAGTCGCGTGCTCGGGTTAAAACACAATCTAGCTAGAGTTGTAAAGCAACAGTCCAAAGTTTGTGTGATTTCTAGCGTTATCCAAACGCAAAGAACTGGATACCGCGCGACACTTGGTTAAGCGACAAATGCAAGATAATATTTTTATACATAGGATTTAGGAAAATGCGAAATATGCGCAATATAATTGCAATTAATTAATTATATTGTAAAAGGGGTTAATGACATCATACTAAGGTTATAAATATGTTGTTAAAGATTGATATTCGAGAGGCCGACCTGATTAAATCATGCACTTTTTTATTAGGGTCCATGCCCTGCTTCAAAGATTTACAAATCGTGACTGAACCGCTCCCGATCGGCGACATCATTCTTTGCAACAATGCGGACCCTTCTAACCCGACGGACTTGGTGATTATTGAGCGCAAGTCTTTACGAGACTTAAGCGCAAGCATTAAGGACGGCCGATACGAGGAGCAATCCTATCGTTTAAACGGGTTGCCGCACCATAATCACAACATTGTCTATTTAGTAGAGGGCTCCATGGAGCGAATGAATATGTTCAAAGGCCAGAGCGACAAGATGATGCTATATTCGGCGATGGTATCCGTAAATTATTTCAAAGGGTTTTCATTGTGGCGCAGCGGGTCTTTAGACGAAAGTGCGTTAATTATTTGCAATGCTGCGTATAAAATCGCAAAAGGGTTGCGCGAGCATAAAGCGCCCTATTACAAATATGTGGAACCCACTGTTAGCGTACCTGCAGCACAATCTTCTTCATCCACTCTTCTTCCTTTATTAGAAACAACAGAACAAATAGACCAAAAGGAAGAAAACGTAGTAGTCTCAACGAATGCAGACGTGGAGCATGTGGAGGGGCAACATTTAGAGAAAGATTATTGCGCGGTGATTAAAAAGGTGAAAAAAGAGAACGTGACCCCTGGCAATATTGGCGAGATAATGCTCTGTCAAATCCCGAGCATCAGTTCAGTTACTGCGCTGGCAATATTGGCTGAGTTTAAAACCTTGCCGAATTTGATAGAGAGCATTAAGAAGGATGGCGCTTGTTTAAAAAACCTTACTTATACAACACCGGCGGGGCAAACGCGCAAGATTAGCAAGGCGTGCATTGATAATGTGCTGAAATACTTAGTGTAAGCGCGCGACAAGCTTGCGACAAGTGCGCGACAAGCTTGCGACAAGTGCGCGATAAGTTATCTACAGAATAAATAAATATAGTTAAAATATAAATGGACAACTCATTTACGATTTCTGCAATTTTGACTTTTATTATTTTAGCATATTTGATAATATCATATCTTACGCCGAACACGGAAGACAATACTATAGAAGGGTTTTCAACTCAAATGACAGGTTCTGGTGTAAGCTCAATCCAGGCAGTAGAAAAAATTAAAACAATGGTTCAAAAAGAAAAAGACATATTTTTAATACCCAAGTATTACAAAAATTATGAACAAATTATTCTCCAAGCGGAAGAGCTGTTAAATATACAAATGTTAAACCAAGTTATTGCTTTAATCAACAACGGTGCGACACAATCCACAATTACATCCATCGTCAGCTTAAAGCAAGCGAAGGATGCGCTCGCGGACGTCATGAAATACAATGACGAGGCATCCAAAGCGTAAAACACAATAGTTTATGTGCGCATGTTTACTTCATTATTTTTGTAATAGCCGGCATCAACGAGTTGTTCGGTGTAGTCCGCCCCGCCCCAGTTTGGGGCCATTGGGTTATCGCTCGGACCCTTTTGGTTATGCAACATATTTTCATCTAGGGTTACGTCTAAAGGGGTTGTCGTGCCTACATAATATGAGGTCTGGTCGTGGCTGGGGTATTGGTCTCGGTTGTATGGGGGGTCGTTGCGATTAGAGTCAACGAGGAGTGTGGGATTAGTGGCATTGGCGATGCTGGGGGGAAGTCCGCCCTGGAGGTCGGTCACACTGGGTCTAATTTTGTAGACGCGTTCGCCCTGAACGTCATACGTGTTTTGAACGTATAAAACGGGGCAGCGAATACCTGCGGCGCGTTGCCATTCCAGGAATTCCACATATTCTTCTAAATTGTTGAATGCGATGGGGTTCACGCCGGGCACTTGTGTGACATTGGAGTTATATAGATAATATTTTGCGCCTTTTTGGATAAGAATGTTGGGGCATCGGGGACCACCGGTTAAAGATTTAGCGTCAAACCCTTCTACGACGGTGTTGGAGCCGTATTTTGCGTAAAAAACGAGGCCGGATAAAAATATGATTAAAAATACGACTAGCTGTATTATTTTATGGGTATCCATATAATAATAGGTATAAAATAAATGCAGGGGCGTTGCGATTATTATTTTGCAAAGATAAAAATATATGAAATAATATATAATGATATTCTTGCATATTAGTAAAGCTGCGGGTAATTCTGCCTTGTTGGACAAATATGTGGGCGAGGGAAAATGTGTGTTTGTGCTAATATATATGGATGGGTGCGGACCATGCGAAGCAACGCGTCCGGAATGGGCGAAGCTGAAGCACACATTGTCTGGCAAATACAAGCATAATAATAATATAGTCATTGCGGACGTGAACAGCGACGCATTGGGCGCGGGTATTAAACACATTCAAAATATAAGAGGGTTTCCGACGATGAGAATGATTTGCAAAAAAGGACAACTAAAGGAAGAGTTTGAGGAGGGCAAGCATTTGAACAAGGCGAGAACAGTGGATGCGTTTATTGAATGGATTGAACTACATATGAAGAAACAAGAACATCAATCGCATCAATCGCATCAATCGCATCAATCACATCAGGGGCTTAAGACAACACTGATGCACATGCAAGCACATGCGTTTCAGAATAACAGACCGTTTACTAATAAAAGGAAGAAAACATATAAGGTTAATAATAGGAATAAATCAAATAAGTTCAAATCCAAATCTATGCATAAGAAAACGCGAAGGCATAAAAAGCGCAACTACGGCAAATAAATTATGTCCAAAACCACAAGGATTGAAACCAGGCCTTCCATTTAAACTTTTTCGCAGATGGCGCTTCAAATGTGGCGATGTCACGTCTTGATAAGCTCCCCCTCTCTTCTATTAATTCATTTTCTGCTGGGTCATCTTTTTCTTCTTTTTCTAAGTCAATGATAGGTAAAATATTGTCCACATGTGGTAAAGGCTCTACCACAAGGTTATCAGTAATATCTTGAACAATTGGGTCTTCTTTTAAGTCTTGTTTTTCTTCCTTTTCTAAGTCAATGAAAGGTAAATTATTCTCATCAACATTAAGATTTTTGGGCGAGCTCTCCTCAATGATGCTCTCATCTAACGCCAAATTTCCAATCACCGCGTTAATAACAGGTTCGCCTTTTTCTTCGTCTTCTTCTTTTTCTTCCTTTTTTTCAATATTTAAAGGTAGACTAATGTCACTCTCAGGCTCTAACACAGGCTCTATTAAAGGCTCTAACACAGGCTCTATTAAAGGCTCTATTACAGGCTCTATTAAAGGCTCTATTAAAGGCTCTATTAAAGGCTCTATTAAAGGCTCTATTAAAGGCTCTATTAAAGGCTCTATTACAAGTTCTACTGTAGGCTCTATTACAGGCTCTATTACAAGTTCTACTGTAGGCTCTATTACAAGTTCTACTGTAGGCTCTATTACAAGTTCTACTGTAGGCTCTATTGCAAGTTCATTGTTTTCTTCCTTTATTTCATGAATGATAGAAGAAATATTACCGTCTTCAAAATCATTTGTGTCATTGGTCAATACATCTGGGTCCGCATCGTATTCATCTTGCCCGCCAACAGAGATGATATCATTCACTTCATCGCGTTCAAAGTCGGGTTCTTCATCATCATTGCTATCACAAACTCCGCATTCAATAATTTCTTCCTTGGTCCAGATGTGTGAGGGGTCATCGTTGTCTTTAGTAATTGGTTCCATTGCTAATATATAATGTATATAAAATAATATTTAGATTGTAATACAATACAATATATTAAAATTGATTATAATATTAGACAATAACCGCCATTAAATAATAACAATAATATAAATAATAACAATGAATAACCTCAAGTTAACAGACCAAATGTCCAAGGCTGAATTATTAGAAAAATGTGCCGCGCTAAATATAGTGAAATGCAGTTCAAAAAATAAGGCGCAACTGGTGCAGCTGATTAAAGAGCGCGAACAAACTGCATTAGACATCGTTGCGACAAATGCATCAGAAGATGAAAACATGGTGATAACCGCTCCAATCACAAAAAAAATAATTCACCTAAAGCCCCTGATTAAATGGAGTGGCGGCAAAGGCGACGAAATCAAGCAGTTTGAGCACCATTTGCCCGCATCTTACACTACATATATAGAGCCATTTATTGGCGGCGGTGCATTATTCTTCCATTTATGTCCGGACCAGGCGATCATCGCGGATGTGCACACCGAACTGGTGGACTTTTACGCAAGCATAGGTGAAGGCCGGTCTCAAGATATTTACGACTTCATGCAAAATAATCCAAATGACGAAGAGACGTATTACAAGGTGAGGGATACCATGCCGATAAACGATAGACTGGACAACGCAAAGCGGTTTTACTACCAGCGCAAGACGTGTTTCAGAGGGATGCTGAGGTATAACAAATCGGGGAAGTTCAACATTCCATTTGGCAAGTACAAGACGATTAATTATGATGCGCTAAAAGACCCAGAATACGAGAATTTATTAAAACGGACAACGATTTTGCAGTGCGGGTTTGCAGAAACATTTAATAAATACAATGACGAAAGCAATTTCATGTTTTTGGACCCGCCGTATGACAGCGAGTTCACGGACTATGGCTACTGCACGTTTGGGAAAGAGGAGCAAAAACAGTTGGCGGACTTGTTCAAGGCGACGAAAAACAAGTGTTTGATGATAATAGGGAAGACCAAATTTATAGAGGAGTTATATGCGGGGTATATTGTGGGCGAGTATAGTAAACAATACAAGTTTAAATTATACGCGGGAAGAATAGGCGAGGAAATCAACACGAAACACCTAATCATAAAAAATTATTGAATAATACCGCGAACACGTGTTATATGTAAAATAAAAATGCAATTATAAAATATAAAATATATTATAATGGGTTGTGATTTTTACATTCGCATTTATTTAGAAATACATCATAATAATGGAATATCGTATTACGAGTTCCCCACTATGCGCGGATATTTTTGCGAGTTAGACCGTGGAATATGTGATAGCGATGAGGATGAGGATGAGGATGATTACAATTCAACAGAATACGACACGTTATATGAGAACATGAAAATTTTTTATTTAACGCCAAGGAAACCAATAGTTATTTATGATAACCATTCATTCACATCACCAAAATTTGAGATGAAATACTTACCCATTCTTCAAGAAAAAATAAATAAAAAATATGTCAACAAATATGCTAAACATAAAGACACGGGAACTTTTACAAGTGTAGAACAAGTAATCAAAGTTATAAAAAAAGAAGAACGATATGAACCTGGAATAAATTAGTTTACACATTTCCTCATTTAAAATTCACATTTTATAGAGGAAGATAAAATGTAAAATCAAGAAGAATTATTTAAGCTCCAGTCCATTTAAATGCAATATTTCGTATTTTGTATGTTGCATTATTTATAATTTTTGGGTCTGTTAAATCTGGAAATAATGCTTCACGAATTTCAACTGCATTCTTAGTTGGATAATTTACTGTGTATTCCTGTATTTTTTTTTTCTCATCTTCATCAAATTCAACCTCCTTCCACTTTTTTCCATGATCGTTTTTTTTTTCTTTTACCTCCCACCCCCCCCGCATTTTTTTTTTTTTTTTTTTTTTTTTCTTTTTTTTTTTTTT